TATATATTTGAATAAGTACCACATAACAGAGTTGAGTAACTTTACATTAAAAAGACAGATATAACACACCCGCCGCACCCGCGGCGGCAACAGCCCCTTGCAAAAAAGCCTTTACGCGGCGGGGTTGATAAGTAGGTACATACCGAAACTAATTTTTTGCATAGCACATTGAAAAATAAATATTGAAAGGGGTTTTTGAAATGAAATTCAAAACAACAAAAAAGGCAATTATGAACAGTGGTTCGCGCGTCTATTCTATCGACTATTGCAATTTACAATACCTATTACGACCATACGCACCCATTGCATACACGGCGGGCGTTTATGGCTGGAACGCCGACATATATTATATTGACGGCGTTTATATTGTAACTGGCTATCGACCATTTGGTGAACATGTAGACTATGATAAACAAAAGCTTTACAATTTTATTGAGAGTTTAAAAGGGGGTGCAAAGTCGTGACTAAACAAATAAAGCAAGAATGGTTAAATCGTCAAACTATTGCTTATTACATTGGATTTGCTGGCATAGAGATTAAATCTATAAATGGATATGAAAGCAAGGAAATAGGCGATTTATATTATAATTCCGTACCCGATTTAATGGACGATTATGTAATTTTTGTTGCGGGTGCATGGTGTAGCAATAAAACTGTACACCGCAGCCGTGTATACTATACATTAAGCGGCAACGCATATTTTAAATATAACGGTATTCGAATACCGTTAAATGAATGTATAAGGTATGATATTCCATGATAAAACAGCAAGCCGAAATTGTACTATTTATTTTTGCGGGCATATCGTTCGGGCTATCGTTCGGACTTTTAGCCCGCATCGGGCTATTAAAAGCCCGCATTGAAGAACTTGAAAACGCATTAAAAGAAATATTAAGGGGGTGTAAACGTGATTGACCCTATAACAGTTATCATTATTTTATCAATCGGTTTTTGTATCATGGGATTGATAGCATTATTGTTAGTGTATCACATATCCCACTTATACCACATAATCGAACATCTTGAAAAATTAATCAAATAAAATCGAAAGCGGCTGCAACGCCGCTTTTTGATACGTCAACGATTTGAAAAATATAAACTCAATAAAAATACATGACAATAAAAAGCACTACAAAAAAGTACATTCAGCCCCGATTTGCCAGTCGTCAAAATGCACAATGAAATTCTCAAATATGCACTTGCCGTTTTTTCGACTTCAACGAATTATGACCGTTCTCCATGACCCCTACTGTACCAGCTTTTTTCAAAAAATTCTCTCACTCAAAAATTTTCACATAAAAATAAAAATATCTCAAAACATTTTGCACCCAAAATAAATTATTCAGAATTTTCAAAAATAACATCAATTTAAAAATCATTTCAACATTTCAAATAAAACTACAAATAAAAAATTCCAACAAATCCAAAAATACTATACCCACCTTTTGATTTTCAAAGTAACTCTATGGAACAAAAAGAGAGGTGCAAAATAGCACCCCTCGAAAAGTGTTTAGTCGCCAACATTGGTGTTGTTCCAATGGTGTCGAATTTCTGTAAGGCTTGTACCCGTTGCAAACCTGCAACCTGCTACAAGTGCGTTGATAGATGTTTCTCCTGTTGGAACTGTCATACTTTCAGTGTCAAAATAACAGCTGAAAATCTTAATAGGTGTGATAGGGTTTTCTGTTGGTGCAAGATACAAACCGTGTGTGCAATAACAATTTTCTGCAATGAACACTGAACTGTTATAGAATGAAGAACATTCAACGTCAACATTTTCAAACGTACAGTTTTTGAAAAACGCGTAAGCGTCCTCGGTCACACGCACCTTGTTATTGACATAAGATGAAGCTACAAACCGACAATTTTCAAACTCAACACGTCCACTGTCAACACTTATAAAAGCGTTTCCGTTTGTGATATTAAATGTGCAATTTACAAATCTAAGAACATCTTCATAGTCACCGCTGTTATTGGAGTTGTAAATAAACGTGTTTGACGTTACATTTATTGTTTTGCCAGTGATATTAAATATAAACTTTGTGCTTGTACTCACAGCACCAAGAACCTCGTCTACAAAGGCGTTCCAGTCAGCAATACTGCTACCGTAAACATTAAGTGTTGCATATCTATCAAACCATTTAACGCCGTAATCAGTGCTAAATTCTAAAGCTTTAACACTTGTATCGGGGGCATATATTGTAACATCACTTTCGCCCTTTATCTCTGTTGAGTTTGTACTTTCAATGGTAACATTACAACTGCTACCCGCATAAATCTTAATGTCACTATCTCCACCGATAGTAACATCACTATCAGCCGCCTGCAACATGATATTATCCGTAACAAATTTAACAGCGCCGTCCTCTGCATGAACATTAATATCATCATTATTGGCTCGTCCAACATTTATTTTTGTGTTTGAATTGTAGCCAATAATTTCAACACCGTCACTATCAGCATTTATGAGGCGTTGGTTTTCATACATAACTTCAAACGAACTATCAAAGTATAAATAAAAGCTATTGCGGTTAAGTGTCAAGTCAATGTTGGTATCACTATTCCCCGCATTAGGAATATACCCCTGCAACTGCGTATTAACCCAACTTTGTGTAGCACTGCCGCTCGTTGCGCTTTCAATATCCTCAATGGTAGCAATCTCGCGTTTTACAGTCAAACCCGCGCCGCTTTTAAAATAAAATGCCTGTCCTGTTGAAGCTGGACTAAGATTAATTGACCCTGCACCGAACGGGGATAAATTATCGCCTACAACAATATGCGCCGAACTTGAATTGCCCGCAAATATCTGCACTCTTTCACTTTCCACGCTCAATCTCGTATTAGAATTATCTCTAATAAGAAACATACCCGCTGTTGTAAACTGCACTCCAGTTAGAGTAGCCGTAAAATTCATACTCTGTCTACTCAACCCAAAAGCACCATTAACAGTATTTCCCGCATTAGGAATATAGCCGTCAAAATCCGCTTTAACAGCAATTTCCCTACCGTCAACCATTAACAGATTATTGGGTTTGAGATAGTATGCTTTACCATAGCCGTTGTGCATAATAAGTTTAGAGGAACCATGACAAACAGTAGTTGATGTACTGCTAATATCAATGGCGGGTGTAGACGGTGATAAATCGCTTGCCACAGAAATCAGTGGCGGTCCACTAACAGCGGGCATAAACCTAAATCCATTAGCCTGCATATACATAGCCCCACCAGTACCAACAAACCTAAAGTTGCTACGTGTAAGGTCAAGCGTTGTATCACTAAGCGCATTGCCCCCATTAGGAATATAACTTGCCCTAATAGCCGCTTCTGCACCCTCTGCTCGACTTCTTTCAGTACTGATTTTACCGTCAAGGCTCTGCTCTTCCGTTGTCGCTCTTGTAACCTCATCAGCAAGGTCACTCGCAACACTATCAATGCTATCCTGCAAATTTTCATCAGCTTGCTGTCTGTCAACAATTTCCTCTGATAAATCTCTTGCAACATCAGCAATATCAGCGCTTATTGCATTTTCTCTCGCTGTCGCTCTTGTTATCTCACTATTAAGGTCACTCCTAATAGCCGCTTCCGCATTAGTCGCCCTTGTCGTTTCCGTCTGAATAGCAGTCTGCAAATTTCCCTCAACCTGTTCGGCTCTATCAGTTTCGTCCTCGATAGCCTGTTCAAGTTCAGCTTCTTTCGCCGCCGCTCTTTCATACTCTGCGACTAATCTCTGTGATAACGCATTTTCAGCAGCTGTTGCTCTATTTGTTTCAGCCTGTTCAGCTGCCGTTGCTCTGGTAGTTTCAGCTTCAATTTTTGTGTCAAGTGCCTGCTCTGCCGCTGTTGCTCTTGCAACTTCCGCACGGATAGCCGCCCAGAGGTCATCAAGTAACGCCTCAACATAGTCCTTGACCTCTTCAAACTTTTCTTCCCACCAGTTACCGAAAATAGAGTTCCACTCGCCCCATGTATCGCCGTTATTTTCACGGAAATATATATCTTTACCTGTTATAAATAACTGATAATTACCCTTTGTGGAATACTCTTTGTTATCGTCTGTAACTTCAACCCACTCATTACCAACTCTCTTTACAACAAAGTTGGACAGATTAAACAGCACCGCTTCATGGTTATACGGTTTTGCACTTTCGGGCAAGTTTGTGGGAACATTCTGTGTGCTGCCCTCAACAAACTGCATACGATAAACAGTATTCATCTGCGCATTATCAGCGTCAGGGAGAATTTCAAGGTAGTTGTCATTTGTGATAGCTGCTTCAAAATTGATTATACCTTTACTCTGATAAAATGCAAAGTAATCATTGACAAAACCTTGCAACTCACAAAATGCCTGTGCAAGTTCTTCAATGTTTATCATCATCATTTTTTCATCGTTCAGCATATTGTTGAGATAGTCCGCAACTTTCGCCAGTACCTCATAATAGCTTAAACTATCATCATACGCAAGTGGGATAACCTTGTTACACCAAAAATTAAAATGGTGCGGTATATGAGGGTGCAACATCATAGGTCTAAACCTTGCACTATGGTTTCTCGGTGCTTCATGCCTATGCGGAAATGGGTGTGGGTGTCCGTCATAAGGTGGTATCGGTGCGAACGGTGGTGGTGTAATGTGGTGGTGTATATCTTTACTCATTAAAAATCACTCCTTTACTGTTTCACGTGAAACATTAAACAAATAGTCCAAAAAATAAATCCGATAATTCGTCAATTATCATCATATCTATATTTAAAAATGTTGTCCTAAATTCAAGCAACATTTTAGAGTAAGTTAAATCGCTGATTTTCCCAGCGGTTCTATTCACATATTCGTCCATGTTGCGAACAGTGTGCTTCATATCATCTGTAACATTTTCAAGGAATTTCCTGTTATTTGCCGTATCTTTATTAGCCACATACACGTTGCCTATCGTCTTATCTCGTGTATAGTCGGTCACATCGTCCACATTGCCCGTAAAGTCGGTAGTTGTATCATCGTCCGTGTGGTCTGTCTGTTCGTCTGTTTCATTGCGTTCCGTGTTTTGGTCTGTGTGTACCACGTCTTTACTAACCTTATCCGTATTAACAGTATTGTGTTCGGTTTGTTTAGTGTTCTCTGTCTGGTCTTTTTCAAAGTCCTTTGTACCTGTCTTATCGTCAACAAAGTCGGTTGTAGTTGTTTCATCAATGTCATAATGTGTATGGTGCGTTTCGTCAATATCATGTGTTATTGTGTCAAGCCCGTCTTTTTTCTTTGTTTCGTTGCCCGTGTCCTTTGTGACAGTGTGGTCGTCTGTAATTTGCTGATAGTTCCTTGTATGGTATACATCATCGTCCGTTGTTTCGTCAAAGTCCTTATACCCATTTGCTGTTGCGTGTGTTTCCCTGTCACTCACACCCTCGGTATGTTCAGCCGTTTCAATATCACGACCATTAGTCAGCCAACCAACAAACATTTTGGTTTTTAACCCTTGTCTTTCGCCTGTTGTCGGGTCAACACCTATTTCCTGTCCGTTGCCGCCGTCAACATAGTTTAAGTTACCCTGTGGAGTATCAGAATAAAGGTCAAGACTTTCGCCCTTTTTATCCTCTTCCGTTTTAAGGTGTTCAGTGCCGTCATTCTTATCAAAAGTTGACGTATATTCAGACTTTTGGATATTCCGATTATCAGCACCAGTTCCAAGGTCATCAAAGGTTTTATTTTCCTGCTTGTCATTTGTGAGATTGGGTGTGCGTACCTCTGTTTCATCAATAACTGTTGTATCAACGTCCTGCCCCTTGTCGGTCAAGTGCGTATCGTTGTTACCGACTTTATGTGCAACAGTGTTGCTCTCTTCATGCTCAACTGTGTCAGTATGTTCTTTATCATGTAAAGTAACATCTTTGTTGAGCTCCTTATCCTCAACACTCTTGACGTTTTCTGTATAATCGTCTGTTGTATCGGTTGTAACCTCTGTAACCTCATTTTCGGTCTTAACACTATGATAGTCGATATCTTCAACCTTTACCGTGTTGGTAACAGTCTTTTCATTTTCTGTTGTGTTGTCGATAATCTTCTCGTCCGTGTCAAGCGTGTAGTCGCTGTCAATCTCTTCCGCAAAATCTGTGTTGTTTTCCGTGTCAACCTGTCGCACCCTCGCTTTACGTTCATTGGCTCTGCCTTTATGTGTTGTGGTGTAGTCCACATCAAAGAACGGATTGAATTTGAGTAACTCACTTTCGTAAAGCTGATTATAATACGGCATTATCTCATTAAGACGTGCCATAAGCCTTAACTTCCACAAACCGACTGTTTCCTCGCATATCTCACGGGTGTAATAGTGCATAAGGATTTTTGTTTCAAGCACACGTCTGTAACTTTCGTCAAAAATGGGATATGTAAAATCAAAAACTTTCGGGCAAGCTTCAAAGATAACATCGGGTATATCTGCATATCCGCTGCGTTTCTTTGTGCTATACATTTCACATATCGTCCGTACCTGTGTTGTGTAACTCGCCATTATCATCACTTCCCTCTATATAATCTTCGGGTAAGTCTATATCCTCGTCGTTAAATGTAACAGATATATTTGTACCGAACATCTTGTTTATTTTCTCGCACGCAAGTTCACGCTGTTGTAAACGTATTTGTCGGTTAAGGAAAACACCACCCTGTGTTCTTTCGACTTCATCAGATATAAGTCGTTCTTTTTTCTCTACCGATACATTAGCAATTCCTAAATAGGTTAAAGCTTCGTTCCAATAGTCCATTTTCAAGTTCCAAAGTCTATCACCCATATAAGGTGCGTCTGTACGAACGGCGCTTATCTCGCTATCCTTTACAGTTTTGTCAGCAAAGATATAAGGAACATTCTCTTCGTACTTTCGGTACAAGTTTCTTAACGTCATAAGCTGATTTTCGTTGCAAACGATTAAGACGGGTGTTTTTTGTGCATTGGCATTGACAAGTATAGTTTGGTCTAAATCGTACAGTATATTTGAATAATGTACAAGATTTATATTACCCTCGATACGCAAATTGTTGTTGTAAACAGGAACACAATCTTTATACGACCTATGTGTTGTGTAGCCATTATAGCCGTATATCTCAAACTCTGTTGGGTTGCCGTACACATCAAAATTGCCTGCACCCGTATTAAAGCGCAAATTCATCAATTCTCCTGTGACCTCTTCACGGAAAAACACGGCTCGACCTGTTTCAAGCAAGGATAATTCAAGATAACGTGGGTCACACGTTTCGGGTAAGTTTTCCCATTTGAAACATGACAGGGATAACTCGACAAGTCTTAAAAAATAGTCATGTGCACATATTTTATTATTTATGATTGTTCTATCCCCTAGGGATTTTCTATTGAAAAAAGGCATTTTACCACCTCTCTTTACTGCGGTACATTATCCGCTTTTAAACTGTCATAACGTCCTACCTCATTGGGATTTTTCCAAAAGGTTATTCCGTTTTGATAAATTGACATTATCTTTTTCATATAATACTGGGGAACGCTCGTTCCTTTTCCCTCACCCTGTGGGTCTTTGTATTCTTCCCAATGAAATGACATTTCTCTACACTTTAGATAGTTAAAGTGTGGTCTGCAAGTGCTGTAATTACGCACATTTGGCACTTTTACTCTGTTGACAGCATAACCATACATTGTGAAAAAATCGTCTGTTGCTTTTGCACCCTCTGCACATATTTGAACTGTTTTAAAGTAAAAGTCAAGATATCTGTCACTTATATCTGCATATACACCCTGTGGAATTTTAACTGTTGCGGGTGTGGTGCTTGCTGTGATATAATCTGAGATACTGCTTAACGCTGTTGTTGCACCTGCAAGTCCTACATTGATATTCTTTGCACCTATGCCGATACCAATTTCAGCAATACCTGTGACAAACTTCATACCCTCATTCCAACTGTTTTGACCCCACCATTGTTGGAAATTGTCTTGACTAATTTGTATCTGTGGGAAATTAGTCATACAAATTCGTTTTGTAACATCACTGAGCGTACCTTTTGTATCGTATGCCATAGGTCTACAATTTATTACGGGTATACCCGCTACACACGGATTGAGTGTGAATTGCGGTAGTGCGTTAAATAATTCAAACTTATATACACTCTCAGTTGTGTTGCTGTCCACATGAAGATATGTATATGGATATGCAAATAGCCGTTTGTTTATAGGTGTATATCCGTCAACGTCTGTGGGTCTGTCTATAGTGATTGTCATATCGTCTGAGCCGCCAGTTTCAATGTGTTTAGCAAATTCGTATGGAAACAGCAATAACTCAAAAATACCGTCCCCACCTCGATACTGATAAATGCTATCTATATCTCGCTTCATAGCTGATAATTCAGACGGCAACTCATATAATGTCAAGCAGCCACCAACTGGAATATTATCATACAAGTGCATAACTGGTTTTGTTGGGTCATTTATGGTTTGTGGTTCAAAAGGTGTGCCACCTGTTATAGGCATATCAAAAGCAGTTCCCAAAATCGCACACCAGTCAATAAATTTATTTGTTTTAACTATATCCGTATTCCTAAACGGATATTGCAACATTGGTTCGGGTTCAAGGTGTTCATATAGTTCATCGGTCAAGGTGTGTTCACGCTCGACAAAGCACTCCCTCAACTCATAATTCCACATAAAGGTTTGCATGACATCAATTTCAAACTGTAACTCTGTGCAATAATCATTGACATATATGACCTCATGTACAAAAGCAAAAAACCACATCTGTCCAAAATCTCTATTTTGATATGCCATGTAATTACAGTCATAGAAATTGCAAGCGTTTCCCTCTATGCGCACATATTGCCGCTCGTTCCGTGTGAAACTTTGTCCGACAAGTCTAACCTTGTCTATAGTATTTGCACGGGGTGTGAGTAAATCCTCATACCCCGTACTTTCTTCATTACACCCAAAGTAAGCAAGTTGTTGCTCTCTTGTTTCAAAGTGTAATGTGTTTTGATAAGTTTCATCGAGTGGAACAAAACGGTAAACATTTATTTGACCTTTTGGGATAAAGGGGATAAATGTTGCCATGTAACCACCTCTTTAAATTACGATATTTCTGATAACATCAAAAGCGTCTGTCATGTCAGAAATTGCACTGGATATTTGTGTTTTCTGTTCGGGAGATAAGTTTTCATCGTCAAAGCGGACAGAGCTGTCATAGCTGTCGTTATCCGATACACTTAATCTTATACTTCTTGTTGCCATATTATCACGCTCCTATTAGGGTGCTACACCGATTGTTACATCAGCACTTTCGTCATTTGTAAATGTGATTGTAATTTCAACGTCATTTCCTGTTTCCTCATCACCAAAGTCCGTGATTATAATACTACCATTATCGTATTTCACAATAACGCCGTCAACACCCTCAACACTTGCAATCTGTGCACCACCGATAGAAGTTGTATCAGGCACAATAGCAATTCCGTAAGGAACATTTAATGCAAGCGTGGTTGTAGCAGCTATCGGCTCACCTGTTGTAAAGTCAACAAGTGTAACATCGGGTGTTGCCTCTGCATTATAGATACTTTCATCTACAATCGCCACACTCGTATGGAACGGAGAAACGCTAAACAGTTTCCAACTATGCAAGTCATAATTCCAGTATCTACCCTGCACGTTGCGAATATCGCCCATTTCAATTTCCTTGTCGAAAATCATAAAATAGTTATCGTCAACCACAACAGCGTAAACCTTGTCAAGCAGAGCATTTTCGGCGGGAGATATACCCACATAAGTTGTGTCATACTGGAATATCAGTCCAAGTCTTTCCAGTTCATCGGGGTCAAAGCTGAAACTCGGTGTAAGAATACGCTTTGTCATAAAGTCCGCATAGTTGAGGTTAAATGCACTTGCAAGGGCATATACATCAACATGACTTTCAAACTTTGCTGAAATGATAAGCTGCTGTTCAGAAATTTCCGACTTGTTAAGAACATGTGCTACATTGTACATTCTTGACGGGAATACAAGTTTGTTGTTGAGTGTACGGATAGCCGCAAGTGTAGCCTTTGCATTATCACCTGTTTCCGCACCTGCCGTTGATAAGTATGTAAAGTGGTTGTCAAGTATACGTCTTGCAAGTAGATAACGCATGGTTAAAAATTCATCATAGTAAAGTGCTGTGTACATACTCTGTATGATTTTATTTGCAAGGTCTGTGACACCGCTATATGCAAGGAACGCTTTTTCGAGGTCTGCACGCTGAATAGTTCTTTTGTAGAACTTCTGCCAGTTCATCACATGGAACGCTGAACGCACATCGGGAATTTCTCTCTTGAAAACTTCGTCCTCCGCTACCTCTGCACTATACTCGTGAGGTGTTGCAATGTCAACCCATACTTCCTCAACACTTTCGCCAAGTCCAAGATAGCCTTTTTTAAATCTTCTCCATGGGTTCTCAAAGTTCATGGATTTAATTACAACAAAAGCTATACGGTTGACAAGTGCCGACAGAAATTCGTTCTGTAATTCGGGATAGTCCATAATGACACTACCTATCTGTCGTATGCTGTCTGCGTTGGGTTGTGCAAAAGGCACATAATTTGCATAGTTAATGCTTGCATGGTTTCTGATAGTGTTTAATACCACATCAGAGGTGTTTGTTAATGTAATTCTGCGTGGAATTGTAGGCATTAAAAATCACTCCTTTAATCTGTAATTTCAGTAAATAAATTGTCAAACTCAAGGTTTGACTGTTCAGGTTCTTTTCCGTATTGTGCGTTCTGGTCGTTGGTCTGTGGTTGCTGCGGTGTCGTGAAAAAAGCTTCTTTGTACTTGTTTCTCCACTCATTTTCCGTGTCCGTCTTTGCCTGTTCAAGTTCCTTTACTTTGTTGTTTAGTTCTTCAATTTCCTTGCTGTGGTCTACAGGTGTTTCAATATCCTTTAAATACTGTAAAACACCTAAGACTGTATCGTCATTTCTTTCGCCTATTATTTCTTTGATTGCGTTCATAAATTCTTCTTTTGTCATAATTCATTCTCCTATAAAGTGTTAGCCATGTTGATAATTAAGTCGGGTAAGTATTTCACAACTTTTGCTGCATTATACCAGTAATCAGGTGTAGCAATAGCACCCTTTTCAACCAGTATTTTCATTGCACTCTCAAAGTCGGTTATTCGTCCTTTGTTGCTGAAAATTGTTTCATCGTATAAAAGTGATAAATCACATCTTCCTGCTATGCCGTTTACCGTTCCCATTGACGTAAATTGCCATAAGGATATAGCACCCTTAACAACAGGTTTGGTCTGTGGTTTGCCTGTGTTGCTGCCGTATTTAGCAATCCATAACGGCACATCTCCTACACCTATCGGAAATGCTTTATTATAGTATGCTTCACTCATGTAAAGTCCTGCGGTGTAACCGTAGTCCTTGACGTTCTTTGCAAAAGTATCAAATAAACGAGGTGCAAGGTCTATCTGATACTGTTCTTCAACATCATACCACACAACTTTAGATAAACGAGGGTAGTCTTTGTATGGTTCGATAAGTCTGATAAGGTGGTTTGCTTCACTTGCCGCCTGCGTTGACGTTTTAGCATAAGAATAGATATAAATACCTACATTCATTCCTGCGGAAATAGCCGCCTCTATGTACTCTCTATACTTAACATCGTCCTGCTTGCTGTAGTTGTCGCCGTAACCACATCTTATTATAACAGTATCAACCACTTTGGATAGTGCATTAAAATCAATATTGCCGTTGTGATAGGATATGTCAATTACTCTTTTTTCTGCCATTTCTCGACCGTCCTTTCAAGTCTGTCTATTGCCTTTGTGTTGTTTTCTATTGCTTTTGAGAAATTTGCCGATAATGTTTCCATTTCCTCTTTGTGTTGCTTTTGCATAATCGACTGATTATATATCAGATAGCAGCATAAGGCAACAGGAAAACCAACATTTGATATAAATTCGGCAACATTCATCTTATCACTCCCCTTTATTGTTTCACGTGAAACATAGTTAAGTAATATTGTTACCTAACTATATTATAGCATGAAACCCGCTGATTGTCAATATTTGCTTGACAAAATATCAAAATTTTGTTATAATAAAAATAAAAAGGGTGCTATGAAACATGAACGAAAAACCAACATTTTATGACGGAACAAAACTCCTATCAATGAGGGATTTAAACAATGAACGTCCCGAAATTTATATGTGTACTTCTAACCGTTCGGCGGGCAAAACAACATGGTTTAACAGATACTTTGTTAAGAAATTTCTTGAAACACATGAAAAGTTTATGCTTTTCTATCGGTTCAAGTATGAAATAAGTGACTGCGCCGATAAGTTCTTTAAAGATATTCACGGGCTTTTCTTTCCCGATTGTGATATGTACAGTAAACCAAGAAATGGTGTATACCATGAATTGTTTTTAAATGACTTTCCGTGTGGTTATGCGGTTAGTTTAAATTCAGCAGACCAGTTAAAAAAGTATAGTCATTTATTCAGTGACACACAAAGAATACTGTTTGATGAATTTCAATCCGAAAATAACTCGTATGTGTCTGATGAAATTAAAAAGTTCATCTCGATACATACCTCTGTTGCCCGTGGTAATGGCGCACAAAGCAGATATTTACCTGTTTATATGTTGTCCAATAATGTGTCGGTACTCAACCCTTATTTTGCGGAATTGGGTGTATCGGCAAGATTGACAAGTGAAACCAACTTCCTGCGGGGTAATGGCTGGGTACTTGAACAGGGCTTTAATGAGGGTGCAAGCAAGGCACAATTAGAGAGTAAATTCATGCAAGCGTTTTCACAAAATGATTATATTGGATATTTGACAAGTAAAGATTATTTGTATAATGACAAAGCATTTATCGAGAAAATGAGTGGAGTGTCGAGGTACTTATGCACCTTTAGGCACATGGGGAAACTGTACTCGATAAGGGAGTTTCCTAATGATAAAGTGCTTTATGTGGACAATAGTATAGATGAAACATTCAAGCTGAAAATAGCTGTTGACGTTGAAGATATGCTGCCTGAGTACCAGTTGCGTATGCCTAATGATATTTTCATTCAAGCGTTTAGGCGGTACTTCAACAGCGGGTGTTTCAGATTTAAAAACATGGAGTGTAAGGCTTCATTGATATGTTTACTTAAATATTAGTTATCATCATAGTGGTTTGCATTTGAACGTGTGAGGGTGGTACAGAGTGAAATCTGCCTTGTGCGTAATCGGAAACCAACCGCCTATGTAAATGCTATGTCAATGATAAAGAAAAGGATAGAGGTTTTCTCTATCCTTTTTGTTTTAATAGTTTCTTAATCTTAAATATTCATCAACAAAGACTTTGGATATTCTAATAGGTTCATCATTGTTCATTCGCAAAACAAATTCTCGCTTTTGTGTATCATAGCACAAATCTAAAATACCTAAGTCACTTATAAACTCCAAAAGTAGATAAATGTCACTTCTATATTTTTGTGGTATGTCATTCATATTATCCCTCATTCCTTGTTAGTGCATTTCAAAAGTGGTTGTGCATAATAGTGTGCCACCCTCAACCTGTTTTGCTAACAGCTTCGAGGGTATTTTCAGACCGACTGTAAAATCTTCCATGGTTCTATGAGTTTTCAGAAATTCCTGTTCATCGTCTGTCATGTTGTCTATTTGTTCAATGCCTTGTAATGATAAATTAAACAGTTCTTTACACCGCTTTCCCATACCTGCACACTTTATTTCATAGTATGGTTGTTCGACAGGAATTTGATTTTCGTGTGTGATATGTTCGATATATGTTTTCTGCCGTGTGAAAATTGCCTTATCCCAACAGCTTTCAAGTTTCCATTTAAGAAATGCGTTATCGTCCACTTCAATTCCCTTTATTTGTTCGGGTGCTAAGTCACAATGTATGCTGTCTGTATCTGCGTATATAAACCCTGCTTTATCTACACCGTGATAGTTTGCCTGCGCTGCTCGAATTGTAAAATTGCGGGCATAACTTGTAACAGCTGCGCCACACGCAACGGATATTAGTTTCTTTTCATGTGCTTCTTGCGTGTAAAATGATAGTGCGTTATTGTCGTTGAGGTAAGCAACTTTGAAACTACTATCGTCATTGCTTGCAAGCTTGCCATATAGATTGTTCAAAAACAGTTTGGCTATGGTTCGCATACCGTCTTTTGAGTTTTCCTTGACCTTTCTCCACTCTTCAATGTACTTGTCAAATAGACCAATTTCAGTTGCAAAAGAACAGCCGCCTAATACTCTGCAATTTATCAAATTATAGTGTTCTTTGATAAGTGCATAGTCGGTTATTGACAGCACTAAACGAACAGACGATATTTGTTTTTCGTCATTCCAGTCGAGATAGTATCGACTGTATTGACCCGTCTTTTTATTGTATACCCTGCTCGTGGTTAGCCATTCTGTAGGTTTGTAAAGTGGGTTTTTCTTTATCTGTATACACGGGAGATAACCCTCTTTTAACTCAAACTCTGTTTCAATTTCAACAAAGTAATACCAACCATTATCAATGACATTTTGAGGTATATCCCCAACAAAGAATTTGGGTTTACCAACTGGATATGGATTGCCGCTTTCGCCGCTCATTACAGACGGGTAAAGACTGTTTACGTCTGCGGTTGTGCCGTTGTGATATATTTTACCCTCTTTGCCTTTGACAAGATAGCACCAACCGCCTTTATAGCTTTTGCGGATAAAATCATCTGCGGTCAAGGTGTGTTCATCACGCAAATCAACAGGTATTTCAATTTGGTCTAAAGGCGGGAAATATTCTTTAAAGAAACTCTCCGTTATCTTTGCTTTAAAGTCCTTTAAACAGCATGACCCTATTGTTATACCGTTGTGACCTTGTGCGAAAAAGGTGGATAATGCTTCACTCATTACAAGTACGTCATTTTTAATGTAGGCGAGTTCGTCCTCTGTGATTATGCCGTTTGCGTGTCTGTCGCCTATGTAGTCCATTTCTAACTTTTGGTGCTGTGTTTTAAACGCTTTACCAATTTTGGCTACTGATAAGGGCAAAAGTTTTAAACTGTCATATATGTGTATGATTTTGTTCTTTGCCTTTAGTGTTATTACGTACCACTCACCCATAGTTGAAATGGTATACTTGTATGAAAAGTTCTTCATATCCTTTTCGGGTATCGGGAAATATTCTTCTCCGATAATGTCAAATGCCTGTTCCCACTCGGGGTTATTTAACAGGTAGTTGAGGATAAATGAACCGTCAAATGATAGATTGTGAAACCATATATTTTTGTGGTACGGCATATCAATTATGTTGTATATAAAATCCTCAATACTTTTCCACACTATGACGTGTTCGGGGTTTGTGTTGCCTATCTCACATAAGGCGGCTGACCATACCTCAGTGTGCGTTTGGGTGTTTGTGTTTTCGTTTACTGTTGTTTCAAAGTCTGCTACATAGTTTACTGTCTTTTTCATTGTGTCATCTCCTGTTCCATACATTGTTGTAAAGTCCGCTATTACTATCCCTTTTGCTTGACCTATAGCCTATACCTTTGCGCCAGTTTACCATTTCCATATTTACGGTATCAGTTTGTTCATAACGCTCTATTTCTATGTCAAGACTGTCTGCAACTTCATTATAACCCTCTCGCCGCATAAGGTTTGATAATTTGCGTAAATAATCAAACGCTCTTCCTAAACCATAATACATATATTGGTCTATATCTCCGACTTCTGACTGTATTTGACTAAGCAAGGTTGCAAATGTTTCGGGGTCTAAATCTCCTAACATTGTATCGACTATATCGTCAAGCGTGTTGACAAGCGAGGGTGCCTCAGTTGAGTAATTAGAATACATATCCTTGAAATTTTCTATTGCTTCATCATATATCGAGGGTAATTCTTCTAAATCATCAAAATCAACTTCATCTGTTGTTTCAGTTACGTCTGTCAGTTGCGGTGTTTTCGCTGTGTCCTCTGCCGTTTCTTCAATCTCACGTTGCGGAGATTTTTCTGTTTTATCCTTTTTCGGTGGTGTTTTTACTGTTCCGTTTTCTAAGTCGTTGAGATACTCTTTTAAAGCTTCGGGTTCAAGTGGTAAACCTGTTTTTCGATAATCTCCCGCTGATAAATAACGCTTGTATTGATTTAAAAAGGTTTGTGCAGTAATTCCGTATTGTTCAGCGTATAAGACGGCTATATCATGTAACTTTTTTGTATCACGTCTGAATTGTGATTTTGATTTGGGTGGTTTAACCTGTGGTGTTGAAACTGATACCTGCGGTAAACGTCTAACGGTCTGCGGTGTACGTATTCTTGTGGGTATTCTAACACCCCGCATTGTGCGTAAACCACTTAACTTTGCTTGTGTTACCTTTTTGGGTTTTGGCGGGAGAATAACCTCAACTTTGTGCCTTTTCTGATAACGGAGTAGTCGGTCAATTTCTGCGTTCCATGCTTTTTGTCCTGCGGTACGTGGTTTTGTGAATTTACTGTTGATTGGCAATTAAATCCACCCCGTTTCTTTTAGTTTGTTTCACGTGAAACATTAAATTTAAAAGGGCAAGGGCATTAGCCCCTACCCTTTGAAACCTGTGCAAATATATTTAGTGTTAAACTGAAAAAAATAATTTCTTATAAGTAAGTGGTGTTAATAAATGGTTTTAAGCGTTACCTCAAAAGGCTCATACGAGGTTACACTTAATAAAGTCGCCGTCAAAGTTGTTGCTCTTTACCTTGTAAAATTCGAGGGTAAAGCCGCCATCAAGTTCGTTAGCTGCTGCAAGTTCTTTGTATATCTCCATTGCGGAGGTATACGCTGTTTCACTACCTGTGCGGTACTTGCCGCCATCTGTCGCCACAATAACGTAAACTTTGTAATCGGAGTTGCCCTTGCTCTGTTCGTTGTGGACAGTTACCTCAATAATGTTGTCAACGTCAATAACGATTTTGGGGTTTTCGGCGGTTATCATCTCATTCAGCTTGTCTGCCGATGAAAAGTCCTTGACTGCGATACGCTGTCTTGCTGTTAATTCTTTTAAGCTGCTTGTTACGTCTGCGCTGTAGTTTCTTTCACTCATTGATTATTCCTCACTTTCTGTTGGGTCTTTTACTAAGGTTGCGTGTTCAAGGAAAAAGTCAAGGGGCATTGTGTATACACCCTCTTTTCTTTCTGTGGATATTACTGTGATAAAGGTTAAGTCCTTATCGAGAATATCTTTGACAGCCTTGTCGTTGTCCTTGTTGGTTGTTACAGTTACGGTCAGTACTTCGTCTGTACTGGGTTTGTAGCATTTTACTGTTTTCTTATAAAATGAAACAGTCCTTGTTACAGATGGTTTTCTCATTTTGAAAAATCCCCTTTCTTTGATAGATATTAGTTGTTTTAGTATTTCCCTTTAGGTGCGGGAGAAACGAAAGCTCGCACCCGATAAGGAGAAAAATACCAATGTCAAGGGTGTTCCCTTAACTATATTTATTATAGCATAGTTAGTGCTATTTGTCAACAGGAAATTCAAAAATTAAGGTACTTATTTTCAAAAAATTCCTGCATAGAAGAATTGTATTCTTCTATAGTCATATTGTAGTATGCTGCGGGTGTGGGTACTTCGTTTGTCTGTCGATAGCTGAAAGTATCGTTACAAAGTTTAGTGTACATTTGGATTGCCACTTTGTTATAGTCAACGTTCGCAAGCATACACTTAATGACAAGTTTTTCGGGATTGTCTTCTGTTGTGTCTGTGTAGTACTGGAAATATTCCTTTATGTTTTCCCTTATCTGTTCCCCGAGTTCTCCGACAGAAAAGTACCTGTTGTATTCGTCATAAAAGGTACTATTCTGTTCGATTAAGGTCTGATACTTTTCGGGATTGAAAAGTATGTAGTCTGTTATGACCTCATTAGGCACGTTGTGTCTAATGGGTTTGAACGGGATATTGGGTTTTGGTGGTTCGGGTTTTGGCTTGAATTTAAACATTAAATCAGTCCTTTCTCTTTGAGTTCTTCGCACTTAACCCGTGCGAACATCAACATTTCAAAGTCTGTGAAAATGTGTACTGCTGTGAAAGCCGCTAATACCTGTTTATATTCGTTCCAGTCTGTTATATCATCGAGTACCATTAAAGCGAGTTCTCTTTGTTCGTACTGTTTCATGTTATTCTTCCTTTCCTGTTTCTGTTTCCTGTGTCTGTGGTGTACCGAAAGTCATTGATACTGTGTAACCCTGCGGGAGTATGCCTACGAGTACTAAAAACTCGATTGTTGCAAAAACGTCCGCACGGGTGTGTGTCTTGCTAAACTCTGTGAGAGCCTGCTGCAACATTTCATCAGGTGTTACCTGCTTTTGTTCTTCCATTGTTTTCACTTCCTTTCAAATTTATTTGGTAATTATATTATAGCATAGACGGTGCAATTTGTCAATAGGGTTGTGGTGCTTTTTAGAAAAAAATTTTCAGTTTG